AAGTTCGGGCGAAACCTTAGCAAGTACGCGCCTAGCCTCTGTGACGCCTTTTACTACGGTTGGCATGTTTTTGGTCTTCCGCCTTCTTCTTCAAAACCTTATAGATAGCCGTTTACAAGGCTTCACTTGGATTCGCACGCAACATTGTTGTAACTCCAGAGCAATGGGCAAATATCATGTCCTACAATGATGGCGGACGCCCAATTTACATTGCAGCCAACCCACAGAACGCCGGCGGTGCACTAAGCCCTGATAGCGTACGTGGAACTGTTGCAGGTCTTGACCTTCGCGTTTCTCGTTTCCTTGTTGGCGCTGGTGGCGATAACACAGCCGATTACTCAATGGTTGTTGTAAATCCAGAGTCATACACATGGTATGAGTCACCACGCTTCCAGTTGAGAACCAATGTGAACTCGGATGGAACCATTGACTTGCTTTACTACGGCTTCGGAGCGGTTGCTTCGAAAGTAGGAGCCGGTGCAAACTGGTTCAACAAGTCCTGATTTGACTAAATAAAGTCAGTAAAGTTAGCCCGGCGCTTGTGCCCTAAGCGCCGGGTCTAACACAGAAAGGAAAGCATGCCCGCAACATATGTAACCGAAGCAGAACTTCGCAGCGCACTTGGTATAGGTGCGTTGTATTCGTCTGCCGTTGTTGAGGAAGTATGCCAAGCAGCAGAAAACATAGTTAAGTCAAAACTATGGTTTAATGAACAATCTGTTTACGCAATAGAAGCAACCGGAACAACAGGAAGAATTTACGTTTACGAAAACGCCAAGCAATTTGTCGTTGGTGATGTTGTCACCGTGGAAGACGTGCGGCAGCATTTTAATGGAAGCCAAACACTAACCGCCGTTAAAGACGATTATTTAGAATTTGTAAAGGCACAAATTACAACACGCGAATACCACACAATTGCCCCATGGGGTCGCGTTTATGGTTCTACTTCAAAAGATTACGCAACATTGCCCGAAGTGAATCAAGCCAGCCTTATGATTGCGGTAGATATATGGCAAGCGCGGCAGGCATCTAATGCAGGCGGAATTTCCCCCGACTTCCAACCTTCGCCTTACAGAATGGGTAACACTCTTATGGCTCGCGTTCGCGGGCTACTTGCGGACCATCTAGCCCCGGGCGGTCAAGTAGGGTGAGTGCTATTTCCACCCTGCGGGGAACAATCGCGACTGCGCTAGTGGATAACGCAGTGTGGCAGGTGTTTTCCTTCCCGCCTGCCACACCGCTTGCCAACAGCATCATTGTGCAGCCGGGTGACCCTTACATTGAGCCGTCAAATGACCATTACTCAACAGTTAAACCACGCGTGCATTTTAAGTTAGTAGTAATTGCACCATTGTTTGATAACCAAGGCAATCTCATTAACATTGAAGATTTTTATTTAAGATTGGTGCAGAAACTTGATGCATCCACAATTAGGTATTCTTTGGGCACATTTTCAGCACCGGCGGTTTTATCGGGCAACGGTGGCGAAATGTTAACCGGAGAAGTTACAATTAGCGTTCTATCAGATTGGAGTTAGCATGACCGACACAGAGAAAGAACGTGAGCGTTTTCTGATAAAAATCGGTCAGATTGCGCCAAAGCCAAAGGCTGAGCCAGCGGCAACAACAAAACCAGTAAAGAAAGATAAGGAGCAGCCAAATGGCGATAACACTGAACACTAGTCTTGGCGTGAAAATTAACAACGTTGATTTCAGCGATTTAATAACTTCAGCCACATTAAACTATGCATTTGACGAATTGGAAGTCACTGCAATGGGAGATTCCGCGCATAAATATGTAAAGGGTCTTCAATCCGGTACTTTTACAGTTTCGTTTATCAATGACGGTGCATCAAATGACATTCTTGATACACTTCTTACCGGCTGGGGAACAAACCTTGCCGTTAAATTGCTACAAGAAAAAGCCGTTGCGGTAGGAGATGCAAACAAGTTATACACATTTGATATTCTTGTTAACAACTTAACCCCAATTAACGGCACGCCGGGCGACCTCAGCACTCAAGATGTGACGTTCACAATCAATGGTGCTGTTACCGTAGCAGATTCGGGCACATTCTAGTAGAAAGAAAAAGGGCACAAAATGTCAGCAAGTCTAAAAGTTGTTAGGGCAGATGGCACGGAGTCAATCCATGAGATTACTCCAGCCATAGAATATGCTTTTGAACAGTACGCCAAAAAGGGTTTTTACAAAGCCTTCAGGGAAGACCAAAAGCAATCAGACATTTACTGGCTTGCGTGGGAGTGCCTGCGCCGTGCGGGCGCTCCCAACATTTTGCCATTTGGTGATAAGTTTCTAGAAACGCTTAAAAGCGTTGAAGTAGCAGGTGACGATTCCCCAAATGGGTGACGCGTGATTCTTGGACGTACCGAATAGCCGAACTATCGGTACATTTAGGAATTGCGCCAAGCGAGTTCATTAATATGGATAATGCCATGTTAACGGCTATCAATGATGGTTTTTTGGTAATCCTCAATTGCAACTTGGCTGTTTTCAAGGCCGGTAATAAATCCCGCACCAAATGCTTCTTTTGCTTGGTCTGTTGCTTCGGCAAGTCTTGCCATTTTGCCTGCGAGTGTGTCGGCTGCCTTAGATGCTGAGCCACGAAACTTCTCAGTCAGTTCTGTGAGAACATCGTCAAAATCTCTGCCCTTTAATTCGGCTGCTGTGTAACCAATTTTCAAACGTGCTAAAGCAGTAACTTCGCCCTGATAAGCGCGCTGCAAGGCTACTGATACGGTGCGCAAATCCTTTGAAGTACCGGCTGCAATGTCTAATGATGCATTGAGAAGTTTTTGTGCAGTTGTAACATCTTCGGTGGCCTGCGACAAAGTAATAAACGCACTGTTTAATTGATTGCCGGCAATGCCGCTAAGCAATGCCAAGTTATCAATATAATCATCTACAAAATCTGTAGCAAACCCTAAATTGACGGCTTCTAGTTGAGCGCGTAACTGTGCTGCTTCTTTCTCGGCTTCCTGAAATGCCCGAACTGACTCCTTGCCAAATCTAACTACTGTGGCAACTGAGAAAACAGCGGCAAACTTCTTACCTAATGCACCAAATGTCTTATCTGCTTTTTTGGCTGCGCGGTCATCAAACTGGCTGAGGATTGGAAAGACTAATGCCATTAGTTCGCGTTCACCTGCCTTTGTAGTAATTCAATGGTGTCATCTATGCTACGCAAAATCTCATGGGTTAGTTTAGCCTTGCGTTGAGAAACCGCATCACCCATCAAGCGGCCTTGTGTCTTTCTTGTCTTGCCTGTTTGTTGCAAATCCCCAAACGTGCCAGTTATGGCATTAATGAAATGTGCACCGGCACTAGGGTTGTTGCTTTGACTTCTTTCGTCACCATAAGGATTTAATCTGCCGGCTGTTTCTATAATTGCGCCTGCGGCAGATTTATTAAGCATTGAATACAGCGCAGTAAAGCCATTATTGGTTCGCTTTTGTTTACCTATGCTATAGGTCAAACCCTTACGCACAAGCGCAGCGTTATACATTGGAAATGCGCGTGCGCGGCTAGTGCGGCTTTCTCTTACAACTCCGGTATCAGTAAAGTTGCGTAACCCAAATATATTGTCAACCACTTCAGAACGTGCCAAATTTTGCACGTCTTTTAGTCCAACCGTGATGCGGGCGTTCATTTGCTTGTAAAGTTCGGGCGAAACCTTAGCAAGTACGCGTCTAGCCTCTGTGACGCCTTTTACTACGGTTGGCATGTTTTTGGTCTTCCGCCTTCTTCTTCAAAACTTTATAGATAGCCGTTAACATGGTGTTGTCCATATTAATAAACTCGCTTGGCGCAATTCCTAAATGTACCGATAGTTCGGCTATTCGGTACGTCCAAGAATCACGCGTCACCCATTTGGGGAATCGTCACCTGCTACTTCAACGCTTTTGAGCGTTTCTAGAAACTTATCACCAAATGGCAAAATGTTGGGAGCGCCCGCACGGCGCAGGCACTCCCACGCAAGCCAG